CACAGTAGTATTGACGGTTTCAGTATGCGCAAACTTTTATTTTTTTATTAAAATAAATGATTTATTGGATGTAATAGAAACAATGCAAAATTGGTCTATTCAGTATAAAACTTTGGTCGAAAACACATATCGTAAATTAAAAGAAATTGACGATAAAAACATTTTTGAAAAAGACGATGATGTTGGTTTTGTTTTTTCTGAAATTGTGAAATTAATTGAACTTATCAAAGAAAAATCTAAATGAAAAATTCCAAGAAAAAAATAAAAGTTTTAAAAAAAATAGATGTTGATAAAAAAGTTGTAAAACATCTCGGTAAAGAAGTATCCACAAAATCAACTAAACAAAAAAATAAAATGGTTATAAACAAAGTCGATAAAAAGAAAAAAGATGTACCATTGGTACAAGAAAAAAATATTAGGAAAACAATACCTAAAATTATAGTTGAAGAATCTTCAGTAGAATCCGAACAAAAAAAGAAATCCGCAGAAAAGATGTATTTTACTAAAGATACAGAAATGTATATTATTAAATACAACAAAGAAGATAATCAAGACATTAGAAATCATCTTTATGAAACTTATATTAAAAACGCATTTGACAAGTTGGTAGAAAATGTTTTTAATACATTTAAATTTACATATTTTGACAACAGTCCAATTGAAATTCAAAAAGAAACTGTGGCACATTTGGTTTCTAATATGAATAAATTTGAAGAAGGTAAAGGTAAAGCATTTAGTTATTTTAGTATAGTTGCCAAAAATTATCTTATTTTTCATAACAATGGTAATTACAAAAAATATAATCAACACGTAAACATTGCGGATACTCCAGGTGAATCATCCGTATGTTTACAAACTGTCGATGCACATTATAAAGATGTAGAAACAGATGAATTTCTTAAATTAATGGTAGATTACTGGGAGAGAAATGTTGGTCGTATATTTACAAAACAAAGAGATCTAAATATTGCGAATGCAGTGATAGAATTATTCAGAAATTGCAATAGAATTGATGCGTTTAATAAAAAAGCGTTGTATCTGTACATTAGAGAAATATCATCTTGTAAGACACAACAAATTACTAAAGTAATAAATAAGATGAAAAGTTATCAAAGGGTAATTGCTCAGTCTTATTTAGACAGAGGTAAATTAAATTGATAGTGTAATTATTCAAATCTATATCTATTTATAGGTATGGATTTAGATTTTGAATTGTATAAAGGTAAGAAATATTCAAACTTACTTAAAGACGTTGTAATCAATTCTGAACAGAAAAAAGATCAAATTGATATTTTGGTATCTGATTTAAGAAGTATGATTAAAACACCGAACGATGCTATTGTCATCGTTCCTCTTATAAAAGATTACTTAGATGTAAGTGTGAGGAACGATGAACAACTGGTTAAATTAGCTGCTATAGTACAAAGATTGATTAGCAGTGATAATAAAGGTACAGAAGAGGTTGGTGGATTATCCGAAGAAGAAAGACAACAACTAATGGCTGAAGTGGGGAAGATTACAGATACAATGAACATTCCAATTGAAATAAAGAAATAATATGTCATATTTTAATATTAAATCTTCTCCTGTTAGTTATGGACAGTTAAACAATATTGGATTATCTGTTGGAAATCAATCAAATACTGCTCCATCAAATGAATTTTATGAATTAGAACCGGCAATTGTATTGGATGTAATTTTGGATGAAACTCATCCTGAAATAGTAAATAAAAGACATTTAGTAGATTCCAGAAATATTCCTCAAAACTATAAAGGTGATGAACCTACAAATAAAGATATAGATTATACTTATATTGGTGCGTGTAAAGTAAGATTGTGTTTTTCACAACAAGGATTGGAAAAAGAAAAATTATCATGGGCATTTCCAATGGAGTCCACAGGAATAGTTGAATATCCTTTATTAAATGAAGTTGTAATTATTGTAAAATATTTAGATAAGTTATTTTACACTAGAAAATTAAATCTAAATGGATTTGTAAATCAAGAATCTAATTTTAGATTAGAATCTTTTTATGGAAACAATACGGGAAATAAAGATTTAGTATCTGACGATGATATAAAAACAGAAGCAGTGGATGGACCGAAATCTTTAAATGCACATAAAAAGATTGCAAATAATCAAGTAAAAGGAGTACTTGGTTCATATTTCTTATCAAATTCAAAAATTAGAAAATTAAAAAGATATGAAGGAGATACTGTTTTTGAAAGTCGTCATGGACAATCAATTCGTTTTTCGGCATATGATAATATAAGAGAGAATGACAAAGGTTTTTATTCTGATTATAAAGGTGATCCTACGGTAAATGCGACCAATGAAGGATGTGGGAATCCAATGGTTTTAATTAGAAATAGACAAAGAAAATTGTCATTGGATAAACCTATATTTGTACATCCTAAACTCCCAGCAATTCCTGCAATTACAGATTCACAGAAAAATGTTGGTGGATTAATTGAAGAAGACATAAATCATGACGGAAGTTCAATTTACATTACATCAGGATTAACAAAATCAAAATGGAGAACAACTTGTTATAAGTCTATATTTCAACAAGGAAAAGAAGAACAACCATTATTTTCCCCAAACGGTTCTACTGCATATAATTTTGACGCAGAAAATTTAAAAGGGGATCAAATAGTAATTAATACAGATAGATTGATTTTAAGTAGTAGATTTGGAGAAACATTACATTTTTCAAAAGAAAGATATGGAATTGTAACTGATAGTGAATATACAGTTGATGCTCACGATCAAATTGTAATGACTACCAATAATAAAACAGTAATTAATAGTCCTGCTATTTATTTAGGTCAATATGGGCAAACAAATGAACCAGTACTATTGGGACAAACCACAGTAGATTGGATGTATGATTTATGTAATTGGTTATTAAATCACGTTCATTGGTATAATCATATACATCCAAAAACTGGTAATGCAAATCCAAATAAAACTCAAGAATCAGTTCAAGATCAACAATTAAAGTTTTTAAGAGATAATCTTGATAAATTAATGAGTAGAAGAGTATTTGTTACAGGTGGTGGTTATGCTCCAGGAGTAGATGGAGTTACTCCGGAGGGATTTAAAAACGCTACAGAACCCGTATCTGTAAACATAATATCAGGACAAGGATTACCGGGAGCATTTAAAGGAAAAGTAAGACGAGAAGGACCAGTAGAAATACAATATGAAGAAAGTTAATTATGATTAATAAATTAAAATCATTTGTTGATATAGATCCCGCTTTACCCGGTCCTCCAACTGAAGGATCTAATGGATTGAAATTTGTTACATCGTTAAAATCCGATGTTTCCAGTAAAGTAGGTGGATCAATAGATAAATTTGCATCAAAAACACAACTTTCAATTGGTGGCTCTGCAGGTAATTTTGTTGGTGGTGCTATTGGCGGAGTAAGTAATTTTTCAAAAGATGTTTTAAGTGGTGTTGATACTGGTATTTTAGGAAATGCCGCATCTAAAGTTTATGGTGTTGTAGGAAATGTAGTATCAAAAGTTGATAGTGTAACAGGTGGTGTTATAAGTAAAACAACTGATATTGCAGGTAATGTTTTAAATAAAATAGAAAGCGTAACGAGTGGAATTACATCAAAAGTTGGTATGGTTTCAGATACAATTTCAGAAAAAACAAATGGGTTAGTAAATGTATCAGATTATAGTCCATATAACTTTGATGCAAATAATATAACAAATAAAAATGTAGATCGTTTTACAGGAAAAGCAACAGATAAAGTTTCATCAATTGCTGGAAAAGTTACTGATAAAGCCACGTCAGTTGTAGGATCAAAACCATTAGATGTAATTGGAAAAGTAGGAAATAAATTAAGTGTAGTAAATGAAAAAGTAGGAGGTGTGATTAACACCGTGTTAGATAGTAGTGTTGGTGAAAAAGTAGGTGGTTATGTAGGATCAAAAGTTGGAGATTCGGTTGGTTCTAAATTGGGAACTGCTATTGGTGGATATTTACCTACAAATAAAATTGCAAATACTATAGGATCAAACTTAGGAAGTGTTGGTTCAAGTGTTGGTAAATATGCAGGAAAAAAATTAGGAACTCAAACTCAATCTAAACTTAAACAAACAATAGGGAAACGTGTAAAAGTTATAAAAATACCAAAGTTGCCTGATCCGTCTTCAATAAATAACAAAATAAATAATACAATAGGTAATATTTAATGATAATTATATAGCGTATGAAAAGCAATGAATTAAAAGAACTAATTAGATCTGTAATTAAAGAAGAGTTAAATAAAACATTACCTACTTTAATTCCAAAAGTGTTGACAGAAGTATTATCTGGAAAACAATCAAGTACGATTCAATCTAATGAATCTACTGTTACAACCAAAACTGTAGTAAAAGAATCGGTTCAAAAGCCAAAAGAAATTAAAAAGTATTCAAGTAATCCTATTTTGAATGAAATTTTAAATCAAACTGTGGTTAAAATACCAAATGAAAATTCAATGGTTGGACTTGAATCTTCTTTTAAATCACAAGCATTTGCTGGTATGCAGATGAATGAATCTATAGAAACATCACAACCAGTTGCTCCTGTAACAGAAGAACAAGGTAAAGTAATGAATGTTCTTAACAGAGATTTTAGAAGTTTAATGAAAGCCGTTGATAAAAAGAAACAAACTGGATCTATAAGTTCCGGTATGGTATCAATGGAATAATATGAATCCTATAGGACTAACATTACCACTTCAAATTGGCAGAAATGGATACTTTGAGCAAAGTTACGATACTTTAACTCAAGTAAAATCCAATATTACTAATTTGTTAAGAACCAAAAAAGGTGAAAGACGAATGAATCCTAATTTTGGTTCTGGTTTACAAGAATATCTATTCGACCAAAATTTACAAGATTCTCCTGATATAATTAAACAAATTATTACGGATGAAGTTAAAAATTATGTACCAGGTGTTACTGTAAATAAAGTGGATATTAACATAGCAAATCAAGAAAAAAATAAACTTACAGATAGTTATACATTATATATAAAAATACAATTTACGGTTAACAATCAAACGGATACTCTTACTTTGAGACTTAATCAAAATAATATATAATTATGGCAGACATCATACAAAAGTCTTTTAATAGTTCTCGTAGAGAAATTAAGTATCTTAATAGAGACTTTTCTTCTTTTAAATCGTCTTTAATTGAATATTCAAAAACATATTTTCCACGAACGTATAAAGATTTTAGTGATGCATCTCCTGGTATGATGTTTATTGAAATGGCATCTTATATTGGAGATGTTCTTTCATATTATACTGATTATCAATTTAAAGAAAGTTTAATGCCATATGCAGAAGAAAGAAAAAATGTTCTTGCTTTAGCAAATTATCTTGGTTACAAAACAAAACCAACCAAATCTTCCACTACAAATATTGATTTATATCAATTAATTCCTTCTATTAAGGATTCTAATAACAACTATATTCCGGATAACAACTATGCTCTTAAGATAAGAGAGTATATGGAAGTATCTAATGAAAGCGGTGTAAGTTTTATAACGACTGATCCTGTTGATTTTTCGCTTGATAGTAAGTTTTCTCCTAGAGAAGTGACTGTTTATTCAAGAGATAATTATGGAATACCACAATTTTTCTTATTAAAGAAATCAACAAAAGTTATTGCCGGTAAGATTACTACATCATCATTTACAGTAGGTGCATCTGTACCATTTTATAAAATATCATTGTCTGAACTTAATGTAATTGATATTATTGACGTAAAAGATAGTGATAATAATAAATGGTATGAAGTTGATTATTTGGCACAAGATTTAATATTTACAGAAACAGAAAATACTAGTTTTACCAATAATACTTATGTTCAATATTCATCCGAAGTTCCTAAGTTAATTAAAAGTTTTAAAACATCAAGAAAGTTTGTTGTAAATGTTACTGCAAATAATACAACATATCTTGAATTTGGTGCGGGTACAGATGCAACATCAGATGAAGTAATATATCCAAATTCTGAATTAGTTGGTGTAGGATTGAAAAATATTAGTAACTTAAATTTAAATTATGATACTAGTAAATTATTAAATTCTGAAACATTTGGACAATCACCATCTAATACAGTATTAACAGTACAATATTTAGTTGGTGGTGGTTTAACATCAAATTCACCATCTGATACTATTAAGAATATATCATCCGTTACATATTTAAATGATGTATCAGGATTAAATCCTTCTCAAAATTCATTATTAACTACTGTTAAAAATTCATTTAGAATATCTAATCCAAATCCCGCAGTTGGTGGACAAAATCAAGAAAGTGTAGAAGAAATTAGACAAAATGCTTTGGCTAATTTTGGTTCACAAAACAGAACAGTAACCGTAGATGATTATATTTCAAGAATATATTCTATACCCCCAAGATTTGGTTCTATTGCAAAAGTAATGGTGATACCAAATTCCGATTTATCAATTTCTACAAATCAAACATTATTAAATGGATTTGTAAACAATGAAAATCAAACAACATTGATTAATAATAGTTTAGAAAATAACTTTAGAAAAGTAAATTTTGATGTTTCTAATCCATTTAGTTTAAATTTATATGTTTTGAGTTATAATTCAAATAAAAACTTGACACAAACCAATGACGCATTGGTATATAATATCAGACATTATTTACAAAAATATAAGATTATATCTGATAGTATCAATATTATTGACGGTTATATTATCAATATAGGAGTAGATTTTAAAATATTAGTATATAATAATTTTAATAAAAAAGAAGTTTTAGATCAATGTCTACAAAAAGCAAAAGATTTCTTTAATGTTGATAAATGGTATTTTAATCAACCAATTAATATTAATCAATTGGAATTAGAATTGGCGAAAGTTGAAGGAGTGCAGTCTATATCTGAAGTAGTATTTAAAAATCTTAATCAAAATGACGGAAATTATTCACCCCATGAATATAATTTATCCGAAGCAACACATAATAAGATTATATATCCATCTTTAGATCCATCAGTATTTGAAGTTAAATTTCCAGATAATGATATTAGAGGTGCTGTAATTTAATAAATTTATCATTAAAAGTCTTATAAATTTCATACTTATATTTATATAATAGAGTATGCACACATTTATATTTCCAAAACAAGACACATTCATAACTAACGAGACAGGTTATGCCGATAAAAATTTTGGAATTGACGAAATTTTAGAATTAAAAGCACAAAATCAATTAGTACGTAACGTTGCATTTTATAGTTCTGCAAGCCTTTCAGGTAGTTATTCAACTTTTAATGTATTAAATTATTACGGATATATTTCCGGAAGTTATATATCAGGCTCATCTGACTCAGCAACTATATATGTTAGCGGATCTTCACAATTTACATCAACTAATTATAGTGGATATGTTTCAGGAAGTTATGGTGCTGGTATACCGATAACATCAAGTTTAACTAATTATACAGGTTCTATTACTGGTAGTGTAAGTGGAAGTATAGTAGGAACTTTTACGGGTTCATTTTTCTTTGCTAGTGGATCTTTAACTAATTTTAATGGGTGTATTAATGGAACTTTACAAGGAACACAGAGTGTTTACAATCCAACTACAACATTTACTAATGATCCGGAATTTAGTAGAATTTTAATTCAGTTTGATTTGACCGATATTTCAAGTTCTCTGTTAACGGGAGATATAAATAATGGATCTAAATTTTTCTTAAAATTAAAGGCTTCTTCTACAAGTGAAGTACCGTTAGATTATAAAATTTATGCATATCCAGTTAGCAAAAGTTGGGATATGGGTATAGGAAGATATGATACTGACGGAATTGGTAGTTTTGGTGCTAGTTGGTATTATAATACGACTCAAAATACCTCTAGTTTATGGTATTCGCCTACGGCATCTACCGTAACTTATAATTTCAGTGATTATCTTTTAACATCAAGTTTAGGATCTTCATCATTCCAAAATGGTGGTGCTACTTGGTTTTATAATGTACCTTCAACATATTTACAACCCACATCTAGTACATCATCATCATTTTATAATATTTCCAGTGGATCAAAGTATATATCATCATTTTGTTCATCATCATTGAGTGGTAGTTCGTTGATTTGTTCACAATCATATTCTTATAGTACATCTGACATTTATATGGATGTCACTTCAATTGTTAAAGGTTGGATATGTGGATGTGTTCCTAATAATGGATTCATTTTAGTTAGTTCACTTGAATTGGTTCAATCTAATGATATCAATTCATCTATTAGATTTTTCAGTAAAGAAACAAATACTATTTATCAACCATATTTGGATGTTAAATGGGATGACAGTGTATATTCCACAGGCAGTTTGGTGTCTTTAACAGGATTTAATCCATATACAGTAGTTGTAAAGAATGTGGGTAGAGAATATAAGTTTGGAAGTGTACCTCGTATAAACATATTTGCGAGAGAAAAGGCACCACTAAAGAACTTTGTTAAAGGATATCAACAAAGTCAATATTTAAGTTCAAGTTTATTACCCACCGATTCTTATTATGCTATTAAAGACAATGAAAGTGAAAATTTCGTAATTGATTTTGATGATTATACAAAATTAAGTTGTGATGGTGCAATTCATTATTTCAGATTGGATACAACTGGTTTACCCGTGGAAAGATATTATAGAATTTTAATAAAAACAGAAATCAACGGTGAAATCGTAATATTTGATAATGGAAACATATTTAAAGTATCAAGATGAGTATAAAATCGCAAATCAATGACTTTTTATTAACAGGCCAATTCACTAATAATATTGATGAATTTGGCAATGTAAATTTATATATTAGTTCAAGTGACGCAAATGAACAATACATTGCATTTCCTTTAATAAATTTTAATTATAAGAAGGATGAAATTGAAAATTTATATGATGTAGGTATTACTGAAATACAAACAGAACCTAAGATTCAAAAACAAGTATTTGATCAATCATTCTTAACTGAATACAATAAAGTATTGTATGAAAATCAAGATTTGAAAGAAAAGTTAAATCAATTGGTTGACGAAGTACAATCCGATTCATCAAAATCACAATTAAGTGCGGCAAGAGATTTAATAGTACAATTGAGAATTAAATTAAAACAAGGAAATAAACTAGAAGATTTTTCCGATGAATTTCCATTTAATTTAAAATCTGAAAACGAATAATTTATGGCATTTCCATTTCCAACAATATCATCTAACAGTGGATCGCTTAATAACGGTTCTTACTTTTTACAAAATGATTTGGATACATTTGTTGATGTACCATTTCAAGAATATTATTTTGGAAATTCGGAACAAGACATAGTTGAATTTAGTGTATATGATATTGAAGGTAATATTAACGTATGGAAATATTTACCAGTTTCAACAACATATACAGTATTAAATAAAACATATAAAGATGTTGATAACAACACTTTAAATTACAGTTATAAACAATACAATAGTAGTTATACGATTGCATTTAATAAAAATATATTATTAAATACACTTCAAGATTTTTCCGGTTCAAATATTAATTCAGGTAACCATGTTGCGAGTTATAATTTCATTAGAAATACTGCGGGTAATCCTGATTATCAACTTTATATCAAAGACATTTCTCCTAGTAGAAGAGAAATTAAATTAACTCCGTCATTTAAATTAGATTTAACAAAAGAAGAAAATATACTTGTAAATCTTCAATATCAAGCATTTGCCAGAAAAGCAGTATTGGTTAGAGATACAATTCCTTTATTCAATTACTTTTTAGATTCATATCAGATTTACAAAAATAGTGATTCATTAATTAAAAATAATAAAACAATTTTTGCATTATTAAGAACTAATTTTGGATTCAAATCAGATGCGGATATACTTGCATTTTTAGATGACACATACGGTGGATTCAATCGTCCGTTCATCAATTCTCAAAACGGACAATTGATTCAAAATAGTTTTGAAGGTGCTAAAAATTATATTAAAGATTGGTTGTATACATATTACAAATCAATTTATTCATTTGAACAGATTAAAACTCAATTTAAGTATATAGTTCAAAAGTCTATATCAATTAGATTGAATCAAATTAATTCATATTATACAAGTAATATTGAATTGACAACACAAGTTGAAAACTTCATAATTGATTTATTTTTCACAAATTTTATATCAAATGTAGTTGATACAGTTCAAACATATCATGATAATAAATTGTATGCATATTTGAAGAATGCATTAAATTTTGGTAACGATACATTTTATACAATATTAAATTATACATTCGTAGAAGAAGACGGTAATACAAACATAATTGTAAAATTATTCAATGAATTACCATTGGATGTTTCATTAAGAGATAAGTGTTGGATATCAAACATATCACTTGTACCTGTAATTCAAAAGTTTGTCATTAATGTTCCGATAATTAAGAAAAACTTTAAGATATCCGGTCCAAATTTCAAAATACCAATTGATTCTTATAATAGTTCACCTGTAAATTATCAAAGTTCCAATGATTTAAAGTTGGATAATACTACAAAAAACGATGTAGAATTTTATAAGAAATTAAATAATCTCAATGTTGATTATTCTAATTTTTCCGATTTCATTGTATTTGGTTCTGCGGAATTGAGAACCAAACTGTTTTTAAATAAAGTTACATCTGTTAATCAACTTAATAAGTCAATCAATTCTATATTGACTACATTATCCGCATCTGCAGCGAATAGTGCGTCATCATATACATTATTAACTTCATATTCATTTATTAGTGCGTCATATGCAGCAGAAGTAAATGATTATCAATCACAATTAAATACAGTTTTCAATTCATTTGATGGATATGATACATATTTGTATAAAAATATTACTTTAGTAAGTGGTAGTACAACATCATTTGTTAATGGTGCTTATATACAGAACTACAATTATCCGGACTATATAGAAAATGCAATTGAATTTGATAAAAATAATAGAGATAGTCTTGTAAATAATACACCAGAATATATTCTATTAGATGATAATAATACGGATTATTTGATATTCTTATCAATGATTGGACATCATTTTGATAACATTTACTTGTATATTAAGAATTTCCCAACACAACAATATGTTGAAAACAACTTATCGTCAAGTTATGTAAGTACAGTAGCAAATACTTTATTAAAACAGTTTGGTTGGAATCCAATCAGTTCATTTGAAAATTCATCTATTGAATCTAATTACTTGACGGGTTCAAATGCTTATTCCGATTATGATAAGTTAAAGATCATTTGGAATAGAATTTTAAAGACACTGCCGTTGATTTATAAGACTAAAGGAACAGAAGAATGTATTAGAGTGGTATCTAATATCTATGGAATTCCTCGTAGTTTATTAAATGTTAAAGAATACGGCGGAAACAAGATTTCGGATGAAGATAATTCATCCTACACATATCAAAATAAGTATTATTTTACAAAATATACCAGAAATGGTGATGCGATAACAATACCAATATCTGGTTCGGCAAATTATGTCAATTCAATTGAATTCAAATTTCGAATTGATTCAGATTATATTTATCCACAAAATACCAAGGTTTATTTATTAAAAACTAGTTTTTGGGATGTATCAATCAAAAAGGAAGTTAAAGATACTTTCGGAAAATTAAAATTTGATTTATCTCCAGCTGGATTACCAACTGACTATCTTGAAACAGATTCATTACCATTGTTTAACGGAAATGTATTCAATGTATTAATTAAACAAATCAATTTATCTGCAAGTTATGATTCGGGATCTGGCGGACAATTACCATATCAATATTCATTAAGAGTAACATCTGTTGACAATGATGAAATTGTATTTGATGATAATAAATCAATCATTAGTGGAACTGAAGGAATTAATGAATCATTTAATAGTTTCGGTTTACTTTATGTAGGAAACTATACAGGCGGAGGTAATTTATTCCAAGGAAATATTGACAAAATAAATCTATGGAAACACGAATTGGATGATGAATCTTTTATAGAACATTGTAAGAATTTTGATTCATATAAAACAAATAATGACAGTACAACTTATGACAACTTGTATTTCAGATACAGTTATGATTATCCGGTTAATATGTACACGGGTTCCGTACCTGCTTTATTTGTTGTAAGAAATGCAAATAAGTTATATTCACAATATAGTGCATCTGCATATAACTTTGCACAAAATACAACTACACAATCAAATTGTTTAACTGTATCTGCATCACTTTATCCATATCAATTTGATGAAATTGAAATTAATCAAAACATCAAATTGGGACAATATGGTCCTAATAAGTTTAAAAATGTAAAAATCAATAAAGCAACACAAACAGTTGAATCTAGATTGATGCCTAATGAAACAAGTGCAGTAAATAATTTAATCACTACAGATTCAAATTTATTGGCAGTATACATTTCACCATTTAAAGTAAGAGATGATGATATATTGAATTTTTTGGGCGAATATGATATGATGGATTTGATTGGTGACCCATCAAATATTTTTTCCGACAATTATGAAAGTTTACAAACATTAAGAGACAATTATAATAAATATAATTTATCAGAACAAGTCTTGTATCAAGAGTTTATGACTCTTTATAAGAATTATTTTGATGGATCTTTCTTTGAAACAGTTAGACAATTGCTCCCCGCAAGAAGTAAAGTAATTGATGGTATATTAATTGAACCAAGTTTATTGGAAAGAAATAAATATCAAAATCGTCCAATAGACAGTGCTATTGCATATGATTTAAGTTGTTCATATCAACCACTTAGAAATTTTTCTGGTTCGTTTGAAAGAAATTATAGAAGTACAAGTCAAGTAAAATTAAGTAAAAATGGATTAGATTATCCGTTAACATCTTCTACATACGGTTCATTGACATCATCAATGCATCCCGCATCATATACATCTAATAATTATACATCATTCCAGTTCTCTAGTTTGAACTATGATAAAAGATTAAGTGTATTTTCTATTAGCGGATCATTTTTTGATAAATTTGAAAGTAACTATATTTACGGAAACAATAAAAAAGTATATTTGTTTGGTACAAATCCAAATACTAGTTTAGAAAATTCTAGCAGTAAATTTATAAATACATATTCTTATGTAAATGTCAATTCATCATCTTTATTTACTACATATGATAATAATTCTTCAATTTTTGATACAGATTCGTATCCTGTAGGACATTATTCATTGAAAAGAAGAATTTCAAGATTTTCAACCAATCAATATTTCGTTAATTCACCGACCGGTTCATTTTTTAAAAAATCTAGTCAAACTAGATATACAACAGTTGATGATAAAGGAAACAGTGATAATTCATCACCAATTGAAAGAACTCAAATAAATCTACAAGTTTCTCAAAATTCATTGATTAGTTCGTAAAAAAGATTTAATGAATAATATTTATTGATAAATATACTTATACTATATGGCATATCTAGACAACAAAACTATAACAGTTGATGCGATTTTAACACAAAAAGGTAGACAATTGTTAGCAAAGAACGGATCTTTGAACATTTCATCATTTGCGCTTGCGGATGACGAAATTGATTATAATCTATACAATTCAACACATCCACTTGGTAGTGCTTTTTATGATATCGCTATAAGAAATATTCCAGTATTGGAACCATTTAGCGATGAAACACAAGTAATGAAGTACAAGTTGGTAACATTGCCATCAGGAGTAACCGCAATTCCAGTAATTTCTATCGCACAAACAAGTATTACAACCGATAGATTGAATACAAGTGAATTCATAATTTCTCCAAGTACCAATCCAACATACAATACAACACTAGGATATACTGCCATATTGGGTAATAAGAATGCCGGAACATTGTTAGTTACTGAAACAAATAGTATTAATTCTACTAGTGCAACTATTCCAAGTTTTGCTGGTGATGCCGTAACTGCTGCTTCTCAAGTAGTGGTTGGTAATAAGTTTAAGTTTGTACCAAATAACGCTTTGATATCTACGATAACTACAACATTAACTATCATTGGAAATGAAAGCGGTGGTAGTTTAACAATTCCAGTTACCATAACAGTTCCAACTACAAACGCTTAATAAAATATGATTTTTAAAAACTTTGAATCTACAGATATCGTAGCCGGAAGAATCAATAAGGTTTCTTCTGGATTTTGGGTTGACGGCAATTATGCAGTAACACAATCAACTTTTACAACATCGTCAACTCAAGTAGTATTGACGGGATCAAACCAATATGATGTTCAAAACGGATTGTATTATTACAATGTTTATTACCAAAACCAACCACATTTTTCAATAACATATGGTGATTATTATGGTTCTGGATCTTCTATTACAGATTCAACTACATTATATATTCGCCCTACACAAGCAATTTACAATCAATATAAGAATGTATTGTTGACACCAGATGATACATTTTTCAATTTTAAATCCGGCAATTATACAGTATCTACTGCTACAGATTCAACTACATCTGTTACCGCATCTGGTATAGTAGTATTAAATTTATCCGCAGATAAATACAAAGATCGTGTAGATGAAGGACAAATTGAATTTAGTATTAGTGGTTCCAAAGGTCAATTTACATTCATAGATGATTCTTCTGTAGTTAAAAAACAATTGGATGTTTATAACATTATTAGTGGAAGTGTTAATGATGGTGTTCCATCTGTATATTCAAACGGTGGAATTATTACATACAATTCTGTTGGATTATTTTATCCAAAAACAGGTACAGTTGTATTAAACGCAGGTGCAATTAGTTCTTCGGTTGGAGTATCTTTGACGGGATCATTTGCGAGTGTTGCAGATCAAGCAAATACATACGCATTGAATCAAAGAACTATGTTCCAAGCAATTACTAAATGTGCAACCAAGACATTTAAAGTAAGAAAGTCTGAATATTTACCTTCTGCCCAATATTTCGTAAGAGTAAAAAATCAAGACTTTAACTACACAAACAATCCAACATTCATTGCAAATGGTACTACTGATAGTTTAAATGGTACTGTATTATCAAGAGGTGCTATTAAGATTGGTGATTTCGTAAATAATCCTACCACATATATTACTACAGTTGGTTTATATGATAGTGATAATGAACTTGTAGCTGTTGCTAAATTAAGTCAACCAACACAAAAAACTTTTGATAGTGAATTGTTGATTAGAGTAAAACTTGATTTTTAAACTAATGGATACATGATTAAAAGTCTAAACAGAGATGATGTTCAAGTTACACCATTTGTTGCTAATAAAATCTGGAATCCTACAAATATTGAAGCTACGGATTTAATATTATGGATGTCTGGATCATTAAGTGGATCGATATCTCATATTTATATTGATTACGGCGACGGTACAAGTTTATTTATAACAAACAGTTATTGTGATTTAGCGTTACAACAACAAAGTGATGATTTTGTTCAATATCATCGTGGTTTAAACATTACAGGCACATTTTTTCCTGTTGGTAATCAATATTATAATTCAACATCTAATCCAACTAATACGGATGGTACTTATATGCGATTGGTATATAGTACAAATAAACAATTATTTTACAACACATATAATAATCCAACTCAATTATGGGGTGTGGAAAATTTCAATTTAGATACTACATATAGACTTCTGACAGATGTAATGGATGTATTTACAATTCCAAGAATTAATTTCGGAGAAAAAATTTCGCCATATAGTGTAACAATAATAGACAATCAATACGATTCTAGTTATCTAATAGTAGATGACGGAAATGAAAATTTAATACTTAGTGGGAGTTATTTTTCTACTTATCAAGAAATAGAATTTACTGATATATGACCGATCCAATTTATAAATTAAAAACAGGATATTCAATTGCTGCTGACGGAGATTATGTAGCAGTTGGAAATCCTACATCTTTTTTATCCGGATCGTTTGTATTAAACAATAAAGGATCGGTTGAAATATTTAAATATTCTAAAAATACTGATTTATATAATCCTAATTTTATATTTTATAAATACATAAATCCGGATGATTTTGGTGGGTATTTGTCGGCTGATACTAGTAGTGTAGATATTACATATATTAATGCTGATACATCATCTGTTCCTATTTTAGGATTGAACATAGAAATTGATTTGGGCGGATGGAATCCTGTTATTTATGATGATTCTTATGGTGTATCTGTAGATGTATCTGGATCTGTAGTAGTAATTGGAAATCCATATTATAGATTTTCATTGATTAACGGTTCTATAGTTAACACAGGTTCTTGTGTTGATATATATGATTTATCTGATTATTCAAGTAGTTATGTTTCTGGAACGGTTTATTATCCAAAATATAGTATTACAAATTCATTTGATAATTTGGAATATTCTACATTTGGTGAATCTGTTTCAATTTATCAAAATAAACTAGTAGTAGGTTCTAGTAAAAATAATTGTGCTTATATATACACACAATCACTAGGTGTTTGGAATCATTATCAAACATTATCTCCTGGTGGATTACCTGCGGATTATTATTATGGTAGTGTGGTTAAGATTGATCCGAGTGGATCAAATAGAATAGTAGTTGGTAATAAGTCAACTGGAAGTGCAGTTTATGTATACGAATTAAATACATCTACAAATCAATGGGTAGAAAATGATATATTGGATCAAAATAGAAATATTACGGGTTCGTTAAATTTCATTGATACAAAACCTTATTTTCCAGGAATTCAACCAAGCGGAAGTAACTATGGTAATTCTGTATCAATCTATGGAGATACACTTATAGTAGGGTCACCTAATGATATGTACTACTATGAATGGAGTGGTTCTACAATTTTAAGAAATAGAGGAGCAGTTTATTTTTGGAAAAAATGTTCGGATGCAACTGATTGGTTTTTATTAGAAAAATCATTTGGAAATGAAAATATTTTAGAATCAAATAATTTAGGATATTCTGTTGACATTTATAATGGTAATGCGATTGCTACAAGTACAAAAGATATTAGTCAATTTAGTTCCAGTTATATTAAAAATACAATTAATAAAAGATTTGATTGTAACCCAAATGACAGTGTAATTGATACATTAGGACAATTTGTTTACTATACATCTTCACTATCTACATCACTATGGGAAATAAAATCTGTAGTAACTAAAAAGAAACAATATGGTTATCCTTATACAACATTTGGATATAGTTCTGCAATTACAGATAATATAGTGTCAATTGGTTCTCCATTATTCTTGGTAAATCCAAGTGAAATGACATCTTCAATATATGATACCATCAATGGTTATTCATATATATACAATTTCAATGATATTGTTAATGATTATCATATAGGAAATGTATTTTATAGGGACGGTAAGATTATTTTATCAAATAGTGGTTCTATTTTTGATAATTTATTAAAAGTCCGTTCCAATCCATTACAATCTCAATATAATATTGAATATAAGAGCAATGTTAAACTATATGAAAAACAAGTATTATGTAGAATTGAATCAGGAGAATTTAATTATAGTACAAATCCTACATCATTAATTCCAAATACATTTGAATTTGACATTGATAATAATAAATCTTTTGATTTTACCGACTTAGATTTGATTTTAAAATATATTAATTATCAAATCAATACATCATATAATTGGTGGGATTATATGACATTTACAAATGATGAACAATCATTATTTAATCTTTATTCTGTAAATTATAACATTTCTTCAAGTTATACATCCAATTACAATTCAAATTTAATATCAAATTATAAAAACTTTGATATTGATGGTAATAATAAAGTTAATTTGAATGATATGTACATACTATGGAAGTATTTCAATAACAATTTGAATCAAACTGAATTATTCAAGTATGTAGAACCAAAGTCTTCCAGAAAAACTTTACAACAAATTATAAGTTATATTGAACAAAAGACGGGTAAATTTGGTGGTAAGTCTATAAAACAAGAATTCTTTGGATTTAATTATAGTTCTTCAATTGACCCAACTGGTTCTTATTTGGCACCATATATAACAACTGTAGGACTTTATAGTGGTGGTGATTTGGTTGCTGTGGCTAAATTGGGTATGCCAATTAAAAATAGTGGTGAATTACCGCTAAATATTTTGGTAAAATGGGATATCTAAACATATTTATAAAAAGAAAGTATAATATATGCCAACACCATTAAATAGAGAATCTTTAAATAAAAGTTTAGAAGAAAGATATAAAACACAAAAGGTTGGTGGAGCTTTTGACGCTAAAAAAGCCACTCCCGACATTTTTGGTGATTTAGAAAAAAAATGGACTAAAGCAGGATTTGTGAATGCTGGAGACGAAAAACTTGGTATTGAAGGAACGCAATCTAAAAAAGGTTCTTTATATATTCAAGGATTTTCTAATAAAAAATATAAGCAGTAAGATTATATACTATATATTAGTATATGGTTATATTAGGTTTGGATTCATCTACATCAGTTACAGGTTGGGCATTTAGTAAAGACAGCAAAGTCTTGGATGCTGGTTATATTGATACCAAAAAGTTTGAAACAACAAAAGAAAAAACTTATTTTGTTATATCTGAATTGGAAACAAATCCATTAATTAAAGATGTCACCGTCATTAATTTAGAAGCTGCTCTTAGTGGATTTGCTGGTGGATTCACATCACAACAAGTTATAATTACATTGGCTAGGCATAATGCCGTTTTTTCATATATTATTGAAGAACACTTTAAAGTCAAGGTAAATCTGTTATCCGTTAATACCATGCGTAAACAGTTATTTGGTAAGTGTAGAATTAAAGGTGTTAAATCAAAACAATTTGTAAAATCCGAATTAGAATCCCTTTGTCCCGATGTAATTAAATTTACAGTTCTTAATAAAAAGGGTAATTGGGATGAAAGAAACGGTGATATGTATGATGGTATCGTTTGCTCATTATACAAAGATGAACCGCAACAAAATAATAGAGTTAGCAAAAAAGATAAAAGCATTAGCCGAAAAAGGTAAAGGCGGTGAAAGAAATGCGGCTAAAGAAAAGTTAGAACGGATATGTGAAAAATATAATATATCCCCAGAAGAAATATCTATATCAGAAGAATCCAAAGATTATTATATCGTTATAAACGATAAAAATGAGAGAGAATTGCTCATTAATATTTGTTGTATGATAATGGATGTTCCCGGATTAAAGTGGAAAGAAAAAAATAATTGTATTTGTATTCGTATAAAATTATGTGAATATGAAAATATTAATAACGCATTTGAATATTATAGAGACATGTACAATGATTATAAAAGATATTTAATGCAGGGAATAATTGCAAGAAATGTAATAGGTTATATTCCAAAACATCAAACATATACTCAAGAAAATATTCAGCAAGATATCCCACCTACTCCATCCGAAGATCTTAAAGAAGAAGAAACGGAACAAAAAACCGAAAGAAA